GTGCGACGTGAAGTTGCGTAAGTGATTGTGTAACATCAAGATTACACCTCCAGTTCCGTCTGGAGTAGCCTACGGACACGTGCATTGGGAGTAATCCTTTTGTACGGAGCTGTCCCGACAAGGTAGCCTTTCCAAAAGGAGAAGATTGAACCGTGAGGGGAAATCAACGGCTGATAACACCATTCAGCACGAGGAGCTTGGCTTAGCGGTATGGTCAACGAAAGTGAACTGTCCGATAAACATCGTAAGGTATAACGAGCCAAAGGCTGTTGACAGGCTCGGACCAAAAGGTAAGCAGTCGGCTGTCCTCTTGAACTTTGGGGGCACACGGACATTAGCACTGCCGGTGGAATAGACAGGACCTAACCCGCTTATTTATCACTTATGTAAAACACGGTAAGCCCGTATCTCTCCAGTTCATCAGAGCTGGTAAGCAAGCCGCAAGGCAAGCCTACATGGGGTGTGGGTATAGGATAGCGGAAAAAGCGAATGCCTCCCTGTAATGGGGAGGATACGGATTGAGCCAATATCACGGGTTGGTAAAGGTAACATCATCCGACACGAAAGTGGGCAGACTTCCGCCTATGGTGACACTTTACAAGATAGTTTACAGAACTTTTAAAGAAAGGAAAGCAAATGAACGCAAAGAAATTGGCGTGTGCGCCCGAAGACATAGACATTCACGAACTCTGGTCGAAAATCGACTGGGACAAATGTGAGCGTTTTGTCCAAAAGCTGCAAGCACGTATTGTAAAGGCTCAAAGGGAAGGCAGAAATAACAAGGTGAAAGCCCTGCAATGGATGCTTACCCACTCGTTCTACGCCAAAGCATTGGCGGTAAAACGAGTTACGACTAACAAAGGAAAATCTACTTCCGGCGTTGACAAGATTACATGGTCTTCTCCATTGGCGAAAGCCAAAGCCATATTCACTCTGAAAAGACATGGCTACAAGCCACAACCTTTAAAACGTGTAAATATCAAAAAGAAGAACGGGAAATTACGCCCACTCGGAATACCAACGATGAAAGACCGTGCGATGCAGGCATTGTACCTAATGGCACTTGACCCGATAGCGGAAACCACTGGCGACAGCCATTCCTACGGATTCCGCAGACATCGCTGTACACATGATGCCATCGAGCAATGCTACATCGTTCTTTCTCGTTCGGTCGCTCCCGAATGGATTCTTGAGGGGGACATCAAAGGATGCTTCGACCATATCAGCCATGCGTGGTTAATCAACAATATCCCTATGGATAAGGAGATACTACGCAAATGGCTCGAATGCGGATATGTGTTCAATGGAGAACTCTTTCCTACGGAAGAGGGAACCCCACAAGGTGGCATAATATCCCCAACTCTTGCAAACATGGCACTTGACGGACTGCAAGATTTGTTGGAAAAGAGTGTCAAGAAATATCAGGTGAACTACAAAAAGATAGTTCCTAAGATACATCTTGTACGATATGCAGATGATTTCATTGTAACGGCAAAGGATAAGGAAACGATAGAACAGGTTATACTTCCATTAGTACGTAAGTTCCTTGCGGAAAGAGGTCTGACACTATCAGAAGAAAAGACAAAAATCACACATATAAATGAGGGATTTGACTTTCTCGGTTTCAATATCCGAAAGTTCCGCAATAATACGCTGCTGACAACTCCATCCAAAGATGCGCAAAAGAGGTTTTGCGAAAAAATCCGCAAGACGATAGAAGCCAACAAGTGTGTAAAACAGAAGTCACTTATTATGATGCTGAATCCAATCATAAAAGGTTGGGGTAATTATTATAAATATGGTACTTCTGCGAATGTATTCCACCGAATGGATTGGGAAATCTTCAAGAAAATATGGCAATGGGCAAGACGCAGACATCCGCAGAAATGTAAAGGATGGGTAAAGGATAAGTATTTCAGAACACTAAATGGGCACTCGTGGAGATTTGCGGCAGATATGGGCAAGAAAGATAAGATTGATTATCTCGAACTGACCTATCTACCAACCATCCACCATGAGAAATTCGTCAAGGTTCGGCATTATGCCAATCCGTATGACCCATCAGATAAATCGTACTACGAATGGAGAGAAACCTACCGAATGAAGCAAACGCTGAAAGGCAGGCAATCTCTAATAAACATTTGGAAACGACAGAATAAAGTATGTCCTGTATGTGGAGAGCGTATTGACAGGGAAAGACCTTGGAGTATCACTGAACAAATAGTCAGTGGACGAAAGGTAAGAACTCTTGTACATACCAGTTGTAAACGTAAAATGCAAAGTAGATTATGAATATGAAAGTCGAAAATGAGATGGCTCTACCGATAACAAAGTCGGTAACGGTCATGTTGCTTGAGCCGTATGCGGGGAAACTCGCACGTACGGTTCTTAGAGGGGAAAGCTCCCGTAAGGGGGCTGACCTACTCGACACGACAGGCTCCAATACCACATTGAAAATCAAGAAACGTTCTTTGGCTTACAAAGGTATGCACTTGGGTAACGGTGCGCATGGAGCGACAATCAACGCTATTGACAAGGCTGACAAAGCTTTTGATAAGCTGACGTTAGCGGCAGACTTTGGAGAAAATCTAGAAGCTGGAACAGTTCTTTACGAAGCGACAGCCGCAGACGGTACAACGCCCAAAGTTATCGCAAATTCAGCTCTGTATGAAAGGAAGCAGGTAGAGGATGGCATAGTATTGGTTTCCCTTTTGATGCGTGCGTTTGAAATTGAACCGACCAAGCTGGTAATGCCTTTCGCAGATATTGATAAGGCGAATATGCCGCACTTCCAGTTTAATGCTCAGGATGTCAAACAAGAAAAAGACACTGTATCAATTCCTAAGGCTTCTTCTAGTCAGGACGGTTTGATGAGTAAGGAAGATAAAGCCAAATTGGATGGGGTTGCAGCACAAGCTAACAAGTATACTTTAACAGCAGCTACGACTTCTGCTCTTGGAGGTGTAAAGCAGGCAGCCAAAGTGAATGATGCATCTGGTACGGTGTCGGTAGAAAACTTTAACGGATTATTGACAGCGTTGAAAAACGCAGGTATAATGGCAAAATAAAGAAAGGAGGACGAATATATGATGCTAACTATTCATACATTGTTTAATGACCCGAACATTGTAAATGCAGTGATTCAGCGTGTCCTCAAGACAAGAAAGGACACAATTTATTGGCAGCAGTATTTGGGCTTCCGTAGGACTACTACTCGTGTATTTAAAGACTACATCGGTCAGGTTACTGGCGTGATGGCTGGTTCCATCAACTCCCGTTATGGCGAAAAGCCTATCCGTGAACGCAGGAATATCGGTTCCGGATATGGTGAGATTGCCTATTTGGGTGACCGCTATCAAATCTCAATCGACCGTTTGTCTGACTTGCAGGACTTGATAGATAAGTATAATGCCGCCAAACCGGAAGACCAGAAAGCAGCCATGCGTGACATCGTGGACTTCATCTATGACGATTACCGTCAGGTATTGCTGGCACCGCACAAGCGTATGGACATTATCGTAGGCTCTCTGTTGATGACTGGAGCAGCAAGCGTGAAGAACAAGGACGACAATGCCGGAGGAATTGACTTATTGAACATCGACTTGCCGTTTAAGTTTATCAAGCCGGACACAGAGGATAAAGACTATTTCGTCACTTACTTGCAGCAGAAACTGAATGAGCTGAAATCTATTTACGGCACATTCCCCAAGATGATTATGAGCCGTGGCACATTCATCAAGAATATTATCGGTTCAAGTGAATTTGGAGATAAGTTCAAAATGCAGCTTACAGGCAATGAAATGTATATGTCTACCGGGCTTATCACCTCGCAACTGGCTTCTACCATTTTTACAGGTATCGGACTTCCGGCTATTGAAATCAAAGAAGATTATGTGGTAGACCAAACAGGTAAGAATATCCCCATTTATGCAGATGGTCGTATTTCCCTGCTTCCGCAGGATAAAATCGGTTATATGCGCTTCCACACTCCTTATGAAGCTGTGGATGGTGTACCGGGACGTAATTACACTCAGGCAGATGGCGATATGCTGATTTCAGGTTACAAGGACGGCAATGGTCGCTATCTGGAATACACAGCCGAATGGATTCCGCAGATTGCGAACCCGAACCTGATTGTGAACTTCGATTTGAGTGAGATGAACGCATGACAGTAAACGATTATATATTACAGAAGTTTCAGACCTTCGGCGTTAACTTGTCGGAGGCTGACCTTTTCGATATATGTCTGAACGCAAAGATAAGCGGAGGGGGGGGGATGAACGAGGATTGCCAAACACGGGTGTCGGTGGCAATTGCGAAGTTCATCCCCTCTCTATTGCTTCGTGCCACTTCCATCAGCGAAAGCGGTTTTTCTATGTCTTGGAACATTCAAGGCATTAAGGATTACTATTCATTTCTGTGTAAACAGTACGGTTTGAAAGACGAACTGGGTAACAAACCTAAAGTGACTTTCTTATGATATTCGCTCCACACATATTGCAGGTAAAAGTTATCACCCCGATGGATAAGGATGAGTTTGGCAGACCTATTCCCGGTACCGGTGGTGAATACTGGCAGGAGGTATGTAAGTGCCGTTGTGATGACAACACGACCAAGGAGTTTAAGTCAGAAAACGGCTCAGTATATCGCCCTAACTATCATGTAGTATGTGAGAAAAGAATTACTGTCAAGGCTGGCGATGAAGTACGTTGCATGGATGGTGATGGCGTAAGAGGTCAAGGCGAAGTCTACACGGTAAAGAGTACAAACTACTTTAACTACTCGGAATTATGGATGTAGATTTCGATTTCTCAGATGTCGACTCCTTTTTCGATGAAGGAGAATGGGAGGTCGAAAAGAAGATGATTGATGTAGGCGATGAAGCCGTGAAGTACGCGGAGGAACATGGCGATTATCAAGACCACACACTCACTTTGAGAACGTCCAATGATTACGATGTCGATAAAGACGGTTTGACATTGAAAAACGAAGCGGAATACGCATCATTCGTAGAATCTAAAGGGTATGATGTTTTGAGTAGTGCTGCTTTATATGCGGAGAAACGATTAAAAGAAGAATTTGAAAAATGAAAAAGTACATTGGAACAAAACAGATTGAAGCTGAACCTATGAAAATGGGCGAAGCTGACGAAAAATGCTTGATTGCAGTAGGTGGAAAGCTAACAAAAGAAGAACGGTCTATAAATGGCTATCATGTGAAGTATGATAATGATATAGAATCATGGCTTCCTAAAGATGAGTTTGAGGAAACATATAAGTGCGCTGATACTTTCCTTGACCGTTTGCTTATTGAGCAGCAGGATTTAGCCGAAAAGTTTAGTAAGCTGTGTGCTTTTGTAGATACTCCCAAGTTTGAAGAAGTTGTAAAAAATGAACACCAACGTGATTTGCTTCTGCAACAGCGTGATTATATGGGCGAGTATTTGAACATTCTCAATCAACGTATCAAAGCATTGGGATGATAGTAACTACCGACATAGGAAACATTCTCTACCGGGATTGCAAGGCTTTCGGAATAAGCATAGTACCCAACGGGGAAACGCTGACGGGTGAATTGACCTCTGAAAGAATCGTTATCCACACGAAGAAACAACAGCCGGGAAAGTATTGGAAGAAATCTTTCGCAGAAGTGAATCTATGTGTACCCAATTTAAGCGAGAATGAAGCGAACACAATCCGGCTTAACGAACTTGAAAGAAAGGCTGGCAAGCTGCTTGATGATGTAGTAAGTACCTATGACGGTACAACCTATCGTTACTCTATCGAATCAATTGGCACGGAAGCGGATACAGCTTTGAAATGCCATTACGTGAATGTGAGAATTTTATTTAAAGTAATAAATGTAAAATTATAGGATTATGATTTCAGCAGTAGGAATAAAAAGAATCTTGTTTGCCGATATTGATAAGGTAACGGCAGACATTACCCCCGAAATCGCAAAGACTTTGATTCAAGCCGCTATCAAAGCGAAAGATGAGGTTTTGAATGTACACGGGGAAACGTGGCAGATTGAGGAAACGGAAGCCTCCGTCACTGGGTACAAGAACCAATTAACGGGAAAGAATTACCGTTTCGATGATGTGCCGGGAGAAGTATCACCCACTTTCTCTATCGGACAATATGACTGGAAGACAAAGAAAGCGTTCATGGGGGGCGATGTTATTCAGGCAACATCTAAAGATGTGGGTTGGAAGCGTGCTTTAGACAAAGTTATTATCAACAAAGCATTGTTCTGTCTGACCGATGATGATGTCTGGTTCATCTTCCCAAAATGCCGTATTGTTTCCCGTGAAGCCAATACGGATAAGGCAATTGCAATCGCTGTAAAAGGCTTGGTGCAGGAACCGGGAATTGAAGGTGTTTCTTCTGAGTATAACTACGAAGAGGGGCAGATTAAAGCTTTGCAGGCATGAACTACAGTAACCATTGTACCCACTCCTTCCGATGCGACCGTAAAGCTGGACGGTGTAACGGTCAAGTCAAAGCAGGTGAATGCTGGGGCTACCGTTCACTATGAAGTGTCGAAAGTGGGGTACGTCACTCAGTCAGGAGATATTAAAACCACTCCTTCTGAAGTTGATACCACTCTTAAAAAAGAGATAACATTGGTAAAAGTACAAGAGTGATAACCGGGGGAATGGATATGCGCCATTCCCTCTTTTAGTTTAAGAATATGAATCAAGCAGCAAAAACGGTTTCTGACGCCTTGTTAGGGCTGGATTTTAAAAATGTAGAGATAGGTGGAATCGTTTATACCATCAAACCGCCTACAATTAAAGTTATCTGTCGTGCCATTCATCATTTTTCCAATATCGCCCTGCGAGGAGATAATATCATGGAGGCTATTAAAGAGCTTACTGAAGCTACTGAAGATATGCTGAAAGGTATTTCATGCTTCATCTGCGGGAATGATAGTTTGGTCAAAGAATTGGAGAACGGCACTTTTGAAGAAGTCAAAGATGCCTTGGAAGTCTGTTTCTCTATGATGGATATTTCGGCTTTTCAGTGTGTCAGCTCGATGAGGAACGTGTCGATGCTGGCAGCAAAACCGAAACAGTAGGAAACACAACGTTCTTCGGGCAGATAGCCCATTTGATTGACACGTTGCATCTGAGTTATACAGAAGTGTTTGAGATTATCCCTTATCGGAATCTGCTGATGATGCAACGGGATAAATTACACGCAGTATATGGTGGTCAGAAAGTGAATAGAATCAGTGGTAAGGAATTGGCCAATCGTAGGAAAAAGAAATAGATATGGCGAAATTATATTTTAAGGTAGGTAGTGACTGGGAAGAAGTTGTAAGACTTCGTAATGAAATTGCAAAATTAAAGCAGGAGTTAATGAGCATGGATGGCACGCAGTCTCCTGCTGCTTTCAAGGCTTTGAATGCCCAACTTGCTGCATCCAACCAAAGATTGGATGAGTTGGTGACTAATGCAGCCAAAGCTGGAGCGGAGATGGAAACGGGATTCAAAAGGAAAATCTTCGATGCTTCCCAGGCCGTGAATGGATTCACAGAGAAGATTCTTGCTCAAAAAGCGGTAGTTAAGGATATTGAAGCGGATGTAAAACGACTTGGGGATGCTTATCGTATAGCATTGAAAAGGAATCCGTTATCAGCAAATAGCAAGTTAGAAGAATACAATGCTGCCCGCAAAGCTCTTGATGAAGAAAAGGCAGCTTTATTTGGATTAACCCAACAACAAGCCGAAGCGCGTCTTTCCGTAAAGAAACTTCGGGATGAATACGCCCTTTACAATGATAATGCTAAGGAAATCGTAGAGAGTAACAACGGTATCGCTATTTCTTGGAAGAAAGCATTGGCGGTTATTGGTGGTGCTGGAGTATTAAAGGCATTAGGTTCTGAAATGATTCGTGTTCGTGGAGAATTTCAATCCATGCAGACCGCTATTGAGACTATGGTTGGAAAGGATATGGCAGGACAACTGATTCCGCAAATCAAGGAGCTGGCTAAGATTTCTCCACTTACTATGTCAGATATGGTTGGAGCAGAAAAGATGATGCTTGGATTTAACATACAAGCAGAAGACACTATCAAATACTTGAAAGCCATTAGTGATATTTCTATGGGGGAATCCAGTAAGTTCAATTCGCTAACTTTGGCATTTTCACAGATGTCAGCAGCGGGTAAACTTATGGGGCAGGATTTGAATCAAATGATAAACGCTGGATTCAACCCGTTACAGATTATCTCCGAAAAGACCGGAAAATCTATCGCAACTTTGAAAGATGAAATGTCCAAAGGTGCTGTTTCCGCTGAAATGGTTCAACAGGCATTCATTGATGCAACTTCCGCAGGTGGTAAGTTCTATAATATGTCTGAGAATGCCTCAAAGACTATCAATGGTCAGTTGTCTATGATGCAGGATGCTTTGGATTCCGTGTTTAACGAATTGGGAACAAAGTCGGAAAGTGTTATCATGGACGGTATTCAAATGACAACTTCGTTGATTCAGAATTATGAAACAGTAGGTAAGATCTTGGCTGGATTAGTGGTTACTTATGGTACATACCGGACCGCAGTGATGCTTGTTACTGCTGCCGAAAGTAAACATACTCTTGTGGAGATTGGACTTACCAATGCCCGTTTATTGGCACGAAAAGCGCAGTTAGCTTTAAACGCTGCAATGCTTACCAATCCTTATGTAGCTTTAACTGTCGTTATCGGTGGGCTTGCTACTACAATGTGGGCAATGTCTGATAGTACAACTGCTGCCGCCCGTGCTCAAAAAGAATATAACGGCATTAAAGATGCAGCATTTAAAAAAGAACAGGAACACAAGCTGAAAATCGAAGAATTATTGACGGCTGCTCGTGATGAGAGTTTGGCTACTCTTACTCGGCAAAAATCATTAGAAGAACTTCGTAAAGAATATCCTAAAATTTTCGAACAATACGATATTGAAAAGCTAAAGTTGGAGGATATCTTAAAGTTGAAGCAAAAAATAAACGAAGAAGATTCAAGGCGTTCTGTTCAAGGCAGGAGAGATGATTATAATGCTCTAAAACAAACGATTACTAACCAACGGAGATATTTGCAGCTATTTGATAATCCTGATTTACGGAAGAATATGTCTGATTCCGATAAAGAAATATGGAAAATGTTTTCTGGTAATCAGTCATACGTACAGGTGCGTGAGCAAATGGAGAAAAACTCTGAACTTTTAAAAAAGTATCAGAAAGACATGTTCGATGATAATATTTCCGCTTACAAATCCAATCTTAAAAACTATTCTAAGGAGAAGCTTGAAACGGAATTGAAACTTGCTCAATCGTCTGCATCCAAACGCAATGGTTTTGTTGTAAACGGGATGATGGTTAAAGGGGGAGATTTAGAAAGTGTTATTTCTTCAATTAATGGAGCGTTGGCTAAAAAGAAATCCCCTACTACTTACAAGCAGGATTATGAGAAAGCGAAGAAAGACTGGGATGATGCTAAGAAGAAACTTTCTGAAATAGAAAAGAATAAATCCAAGTTTACTTCAAAGCTGTATGAAGAAGCTAAGAAACGAGTAGAAACAACTGAAAAAGCCTATAAAAATTTGGGCGGTATTACTGGTAGTTCTTTGACCAAGCAGGAAAAAGCTGCTGAAAAGCAAAAAAAAGAACAAAAAAAGACAGCCGAACAACTTCTTTCACTTCACCGTCAGAACCAACAGGATGAAATCAACCTGATGAGAGAAGGCACGGAAAAGAAGTTGAAACAGATTGACCTTGATTATCAGAAACAGATTGATGCGATAAGAAAACAGGAGGAAGAATGGAGCAAAGCCGGTAACGGTAAGCTGACCGACAAGCAGGCACAGAAAATTTCAGAAGCTTATACCAATGCCGAAAGTATGAGAGATAAAGATATTTCCGATGTAACTGAAGGACAGCTGAAAGCCGAACAACAGGCTTTGAACGACTACTTGAAAGAATATGGCACGTTCCAGCAGCAGAAATTGGCTATCGCCCAAGAGTATGCGGAAAAAATAAGGAAAGCACAGGAAGAAAACGGTGTTAATAGTGCACAAGTAAAGTTACTGGAGAAACAACGTGATGTTGCCATACAGAACAAGGAAACAGAAGCCATAAAAGCCAATATAGATTGGGTTACTGTGTTCGGTGAGTTTGGTTCCATGTTTTCCGACATGATAAAGCCCGCCTTGGACGAAGCGAAAAAATATGTACGGACTGACAAGTTCAAGAACTCCGATCAGGCAAGCCAGAAATCATTGATTGACGCCATCAGCCAGATGGAAAAGTCTTTGGGTGGTACAAGTGGAGTCAACTTCAAGAAACTTGGAGAGGATGTAAAAGCCTATCAAATAGCAGAACAGAATCGTATCAGTGCCATAGGGATTGAAACAGCTGCTTTGGAAAGACTAAAGAAATCACAGGATGATTACACCAAAGCGCAGAAGGGCGGAACGGAAAGTGAGAAACAAGCCGCAGCAAACGCTCTTGAAACAGCACGGCAGAATGCTGACATTGCATCCGCCAATGTGAAGACACAGACTGATATCGCCAATCAGGCCCAGCGTAATGTGACTGATACCGCCACCAGACTGAAAGCAAGCATGGAAAATTTGTTGGGAGGCTTGCAGCAGATTTCATCCGGTGGATTGTATAACGCATATAGCGGAATTATCAAAACCGTGAACGGATTCAAGGATGTCATAGGAAAAACGTCAGAATCTCTTAAGGAGGTTCCCATTGTCGGATGGATTCTGTCCATCATTGACGTACTCAAAGACGGATTAAGTGATCTTGTCGGTGGTCTGCTTGATGCTGTTCTGAACGCTGTCAGTGGAATTATCGGTGATGTCTTGTCAGGGGATTTGTTTGTCACAATCGGCAAGTCATTGAGGAACGGCATAGGAAACATCCTGAACGCAATCTCATTCGGAGGCTTCAACTCCCTGTTTGGAATAGGTGGAAACGCCAAGGAAGTACAGGAAACGATAGACAGGCTGACGGACAGGAATGAAACTTTGCAAACGGCCATCGAGGATCTGACTGACGAGATGAAGGCAAGCAAGGGAATGAAATCGGTTGAATCTTACAGGGAAGCTGTAAAGTATCAGGAGGAAGTCAATAAAAACTATCTGCAAATAGCAAAGGAGCAAGCCGGATATCATAAGAGCCACGGCAGCTGGCAGCATTATCTGAAATGGACGGATGAAATGCTGGAACACGCAAGAAAAGCTACCGGCATGCAGGATTTCTCCGGCACCGATTCCTTGTGGAATCTGACCCCCGAACAGATGAAGGCTCTACGGTCGGACGTATGGTTATGGGATATCATGGAATCTTCCGGTAAGGGAGGTTACGGTGAGCGTGTTACCGACAAGCTGGATGATTATATAGAGCAGGCAGGAAAACTGGAAGAACTGACCGACAGTCTTTATGAGGGCCTGATCGGAATGTCATTCGATTCCATGTATGACAGTTTTATAAGCAGTCTGATGGATATGGAGAAGAGTGCGGAGGATTTTGCTAATGACATATCCAAATATTTCATGCAGGCGATGCTGTCAAATGCCATCGGTGAACAGTTTAGTGACAAACTGAGGACATGGTATGATAAATTCGGTGAAGCCATGAAGGATGATGGTACGCTTGACAATAATGAGCGTAAGGAGCTGATGGATGAATACATGGGTTATGTGGACGAAGCCATGAAGCTCCGTGACGAGCTTGCCGCAGCAACCGGATATGACAAGATTTCGCAAGAATCAACATCCCAGTCAGCTTCATCCAAAGGTTTTCAGGTAATGAGTCAAGATACTGGCGAAGAGTTGAACGGTAGGTTTACAGCATTGCAGATTGCAGGAGAAGAGATAAAGAATCAAAATATCATTCAATCTCAATCGCTTAATTTACTAACAGTAAAAGCAGATGCTCTACTTTCCATAAATACGGAAACAAGAAATATTGCTGATGATACGCGGGATTTGATAGCGCAATCCTATCTTGAATTGGTACAGATTTCAGAAAATACAGGGGCAATCGTCAAACCTATTCAACAGATGCAAAGAGATATAGCAGAGGTTAAAAAGAATACAGCAAAATTATAGTTTATGAATGAATTATTAATTAATGGCGAAAACGCTTATACAACATGGGGTGTGAGAATGGGAGAGGGGTTTCTTGATGTTATTGGGGCATCCGCTCCCATGAAGGATTTTATTGAGAACAAAAGCCGACTTGAACATGGGAAACGGGTAATAATCAATAATCCTAAAGTCGATGAGAGGGAAATAACTCTTTCGTTCACTATCGAGGGTAATTCTCAGTCTGACTATCAAGCAAAGAAGAAAGCTTTCTTTGATGAGCTGTATAAAGGTGTGGTTGATATTCAAGTTCCGGCTAACAGTAATGAGATTTATCATCTGATTTATCTTGGGAAAAGCGTTGCTTACGCACAGAGTTTAGACCGAACTTTTGGAAAAATTTCAGCCAAGTTTAACGAGCCCAATCCGGCAAACAGAAGCTAATTCACGACATTGGTTTTATTGTCGTGTATGTGAGTGCTCAAAATTGGGCACTCTTTTTTTTATCCCCGAACTTTGAAGACATGGAACAAATCGACATCAAAGACATATCCGGTGCTATCCAGCTTACAACTTTGATCAATGAAGGCTGCAAGCGTAAGTTCACTCTGATGAAGGAGGACTACATCATGTTAAAGTTCTCCTTAGAGAATCCCATATATTTCAAACTTGGCTCATACGTGGAATGTAACTTCGGATTGTTCGAGGTGTGCGACTTGCAGAAGCCCGCATTCAACACCAATACCGCCGGCTACGATTACGAATTAAGACTTGACGCCTACTACTGGAAATGGAAAAACAAAATCTTCAAATATACCCCGGAGACGGCCGGACAGGAAGCGTCCTGGAACCTGACCGCTCCGCTTGACGTACAAGTCGGTATAGTCCTTAGAAATCTGAAAGCTCTTGGTTATGCGTATAAAGGACAAGATTTTGTTTTCTCCATTGATTCCACAGTCGAAAACAAGTCCCAGTTGATGAGTTACGACAACATCAACATCCTTGACGCTTGTTTTGAGATGGCGAAGAAATGGGATTGCGAATGTTGGGTGACTGAAAACATCATCCATTTCGGGCGTTGTGAGT